CCTTGGGCGTGAACTTTAGAACCATACTGATAATCAGCATCTGGGTCTTGTGAGCGTGCATAAGCACTCATTTTAGTTTTGAGGCTGATTTCATCAAGTTGCTCAACTTCTTCAACAATACTATCTTTCCACTCTTCACTCATATTGACCATAATTGTTTCTGCTGCTGCTGGTGTTTCAGCATATCCTTCATCTAGCAGATGAGAGAGAATGATATCATAATAATCATAACTATCACGAATACCTTGCTTATCACTCCTAGTTAGACGATTTGGAAATGACTTTTTCTTTTCAGTATTATCAGAAACTGTTTTACTTCTTTTATATTTTTCTGATTTATTTCTATTAAGTTTTTCCTCTTTATCTGGGATTTGACTGCTAAACGACCTTTTAATAAGTTTATCACGAATTTGTCCAGCACGACCAACACTTTCAAGGTCTCCTTTTGATTTCAACTTATCCATTTTATCCTGAACTTTTCTGTTGCTGTATATTTTATACCCTTCATCAAGTTGCTGGTTCTCAACAATTTCCATATATGCTTCTTGAAGATTGCGAAGTTCTTGTGCGTCCATTTTACAAATACTTTTTAGATATTTATAAAAAAGAAGCGTCTCGTTGATTGAGACGCTTCTTGAGTGCTTGACGACGTGCCTTTGCTTGTCGGAGTGCTTGCGGTTTAAGTTTTCGTTTCTGGGGTTTCCCAGAATTATGTTGCCAGTTTGGAGTGGTCATGACACTAGTTTACTGAATCCCTTTACTTTATCAAATTTCATCACCCTGTCAAATTTATCCATAAGATCGTCGGTCTTATGTGAGATTACAAACACATGAGCATCCTGAATGACATAACGAATAATATTTGTGAAGAAGTCTGTTCCTGCACCATCCAGAGAACTATCAAAAATCTCATCTAGAATGAGAAGATTTGTACTGGCCGAATTTCTTAGTTTGGCAATGTCCCGCCAGGTAAACAAGAGAGATAGGTCAATACGCATCTTCTCACCTTCACTAAACGATTCATAACTAAAATCTTCGTGAACTGGTGATTTAATAACCTCCTTAAACTCTTCATCCAATGTGAAATTGATGTAAAAGTCCATCATCTGTAAATACTTGTTTATCTGTTGGTTCATAAGAGGCAGATACTTTTTGATGATCTTAGACTTTACTCCACCATCTTTCATCAATGAATGAGCGAACTCGTAATAACTAATTTGTTCTTTTTCGTTAGACCGATCTTTTTCTATTTTTTCAAGATCTTTTATTAAGTTTTCAAGGGCTTTGCGTTCAGAATTTCGGTTTTGAATTTGTTCGGTAATTTCTTGAATTTCATGTCCAAGATTTCTGATTTGTTTGTTAAGCCCATTAATCTTAACATTGTTTGTGGTAATGTCATTGTTGAGTTTACTAATATCCGTAGAATAAGATAAGAATTGTTCATCTTTTTCCTGTTCTACATTGATTGCATCCTCCAACTCTCGGTATCCGTCATTGAGTTCTTTAGATTTCTCTTCAATATCTACAATCTTATCTAGGCGAAATTGTTCCTCAATGCTTTGGGTACAAGTAGGGCAAACCGAATTCTCTTGGAAAAACTTATGTTCAGATACTAAAGTTTGTATCTTTTGTTCCAGTTTTGCCTTGATCGTGTTTAATTTTTTTAAACTAGACTTAGAATTGTTAAGATCTTCCAACTTTGGTCTTAAATCATCCCGAATTGTTTTCATCAGGACTTCATTTTCTTCTGACAATTCAATGAGTTCACTATCTAAAGTTTTAATATAATCTTCTTTTTTCTGAATGGTTTCCTTGCCACTCTCATCGAGATTGGTTATAAAATTTTGTTGCATCTCGATCTTGTCTTCAATCATATCTTTTTTGATTGAATACTCACGAACTAGTTCATTTGTTCTACGAATTCTATCCTTGAGTAGATTATTCATTGTGGAAAAGATTTTAATGTCCAAAAGATCTTCCACAATTTCTCTTCTATTAGAAGATGTTAGTTGCATGAAAGGGACAAATGTAGCTGATCCCAGAATAACTGTCTGAGTAAAAGACTTGTAATTAAGTTTTAAGATTCCCTCTTCCAGTTTCTTTTGTTGATCTTGGGCTGCAGAATCTTGATCCTGAACCTTACCATCGATCCAGATTTCAAATATATTTGGTTTAATTCCCCTGACAACTTTATATTCTTTATTTCCTATGGAAAATTCAATTTCCACAAGACAATCTTTCTCATTTACAGAGTTAACGAGTTGGGGTTTATTGATTTTTCTGAATGGTTTGTTGTAGAGAACAAAGGTCAAAGCATCTAAAATAGTACTCTTACCAGAACCATTTGTTCCGACAATCAGGTTAGTCTTAGCGTCTTGAAAATTTACTTCTGTAAACTGATTTCCAGTGGAGAGAAAGTTACGCCATTTAATCGTTTTGAACAATATCATATTTTCTGGGAGGAATCACAAAATCATCAGGGGTTATGATAGCGTATTTGTAATTATACTGGTGACACGCTTTAATTGCAAGTTCTGGATCTATTTCAACGACTTCCATTTCAGGATGATCGTCAGCTTCTAAAAGACCGGCAAATCTTTCCGCATCATCTTCATCCTGAAAGAAGTATAGTGTTTTTTCGCCATAGTTATTCGAAACAGCGTAGGCGCCGTCTTCGTCTCCATATGGCGTGATCATGTACATACTTATTCTATTTCGCAAGCTTCTTGATAGACTTCTCGCAAAAGTTTTTTGACCTTTTCTTTGTCCAGATCAAAATCAGAGTCCTCAACATATTTATTTAAAATGGTGATTGTGTCTTCAATTTTTTCTTGATCAAAGTCAACATCATCATCATTAACTTCAAAGTTTTCGACAATTTTAATGTCTACAACTCCAGTCTTATAGACCTTATCTACAAATTTTTCAAACAAAAGTTGATCTGATTTTTTACGAACAACAATTTTTACAATCTTATCTTTACAAGATGTTGTATTGAAAAGTTTTGGATTTTGATCCTCATAGTAAATCCTTTCAAACATGTTATAAGGATTTTGAACAAACTCTAATTCAAAAGTTTCTGTGTCAAAGAAATTAAATCCTCGTTTATCGTCAACATCATTCCAATAAAGTTGGTAGGCATTTCCCAAATAAAAAATTCTACCGTTATTGGAACGGGTGTGGTAATGGCCAGAACAAACGATTCTGAATTTATCAAAAACATTTATATCCATTCCATGTTGTTGAACGTTTCCCGGATATACACTAAACCCATTAAGTTCCAGATGACCAAAGGCAACTTTCGCTTTTGTTTTTGAAATTTTATCTATGGTTTCATCTCGATTCTCCGGAGAAATCCATGGGATCATAAAAGTATTAAGTCCGGCGACTTCATATTCACCAGGACTAGAAATAGGCACAATGTTGTCATACTCTCTTAATAGGGACTCAATGGAGTTGACTTCATTTGTATTTTTATAATATGCGTCATGGTTTCCAACAATCTGGTACACGGTAATACCAAGATCTCGAAATTTATCATACACATTTTCTTTAGCCCAATTCAAACACCAAAAGTCAATAGACTTACGGCTGTCAAAAGCATCACCTAAGTGAATACAATGTTTAATATTTCTTTTTTCTAGTTCTGGAAAGAAAACATTCTCATAAAACTTTTTAAAGTAATCATGAAAGGTCTTACTCCCCTTCCTAGCACCATAATGTGTGTCAGTTATACAAGCAACTAAAGTCATTGATACATCTTTGTTTGAATTGCATCCTTAATACTATTATACTCTGCGGCATCAATTCCGTCACCATCTACGGTAAACACTTCATCATATCCAGATCTTTCAATGATCTTAGAACGAATCTCCATTTGTTTTTTCTCCTTCTGGATTCTTCTCAGAAATGCGTAGTGAATGATCTGAGTAAAATATGCAAAGGGATTTGAAGATTTTTCTGGATTAAAATTATGAATGTACTGAACACAATTCTCAATGCCGTCACAGATCATGTCCTCACGAAACATATAGTTGACGAAATTTGGTTTGTATGATAGGTGAGTGGCAATCTTGAGGAAACATTCTCCTAAGTAATTTGTAATGCGAGGTTTTGGTTCACCATTTTCCGCAGCTACTTTTACTTTTCTTTTATACTCACATATAGCCTCAAGGAATTCTTTATTGTTTACATAATGTTCTGATCTTTTTCTTTTAGGTGCTTGCATTTCATGAGTCCCGATTATTATTGAATATTCTTATTATAACAAAATCTTCAGCTATTGACAATAGCCCATAATAAGCGGTACAATTACTCTGTGGAGTTTCAAAGATTAGTTGTCTTTAATATCTTGGCTCCTATAAAGTTTTTCAAGTTTTTTCCTTGCTTCCGAAACTGAAGACAAATATCCCATCTCTTCACTCAATGGGTTTTTTGAGTCTTTATTTTTTTGTTGTCTTAAAAATTTATGATACATTTCGATCAACTCCTCATCACGTACTTCACTGATCGTAAGAACTTTATCCATATTCAATAAAAATGTATCATCATCAGCAAATTTAAGCCAAGGATCTATCTTGTATCCTTGCATACCAATTTGTTTCATGACAATAACTTCTATTGTAACTGGATTATTTAATATTAACATTG